TCAAAATGCACATGTTCTAAATCTTTAGACTCGGTATATTGATCAAGTCTATCAAACGATCTTCTAGAAAAATCGTCGAGCACCGTAGACATTGTTAAAATTGTGCATCTCGAACAGTCAACAGGGCCCTCTCTATATTGCACGACTCTATTTATTCTGCTCTTGAGATTAGATTTATAACCCTTCCACCAGTTTTGTATTCTTAATCTATGATTTTTAATCCACTCTTTATCCTCAGAAAGGGCATCAAGATCCTTAGATATTTTCCACTCAGAACCTGTTGTTATTAAAGGGTGGTCGCCAAATAAATTATGCCAATAATCATCTCGCTCAATAATAGGAACTGCGCCAAGTTCAAGCGCTTCATATAATCTAAAAGTGTCTACGCTTTCATTCCCTCGAGCACAAGGTACAAAAATACTATCCTCAATTATGCTTCTGTATTCTTCAGTACTCAAGTTTTCATTTGAAGACCAACTAGAGGTTTGATGTTCAAAATATTCTCCAGAAACTTTTCTTAGTTCTTCTAGCATTTTTTGTCGAGTTGGTCGACCTTTCGTCTGACCCATAAAACACCACATATATTTTTTATCGTTCATTTAATTTTTTGAATTTCTTTTGGTCGTCTTGATTCCAGTGCTCCACGTTTTGCTCGTTATAAAACAAACCCTTTTGTGTTTCATATTCTTGCGTTAGTTTTTGCGGATCATTCGTTTTACTGTTTACAAAATTAAAATCCTCAACATTAAATTGAAATAAAATATTATCAAACGGACCGTTCTCAACTTTTGTTTCTATATATTCGCAAGACTCTAGTTTGGGTAGAATTTTGTCCCAGTATTCGTGCCCTGGATTTCTGTCAATCTCTTCTCCTGATAAAACTCTAGAGACAGAATGCATATATGAATACACTGCAGTATAAAACAAAGGCTTCCCGGCTTTTCTATTCTTTAAATTATTAGCTATAGCCACCCCTAAATACTCAGACTTTGGAGCGCTTAAAATAAAATCCTGAGAAAAATCAACATCTTTAAAAACAGGAATAACGCATTTGGTTTTAGGTTTTAAAATATCCCTCAGGGGAATATTGATATATCTATCGATGTCAATATATAAACCTCCTTCTTGATGTATTTTTAGCAATCTCCACAAATCAGTCTTTTCTACTATTTTTTTATCCTTGATTAAATTCCAATGCTCTAACCCTATAGAATCGCGCAGTAATTTATTAACATCTTCATCATTGCTTACTTCTATGTCCCAATCCGGATTAAGCTTTCGCAACCTACCGACTCCATTGGAGATTAAATAACTATCAGAATCTAAAATATTTTTATTTTTCCAAGACAGATGGATTTTTTTGGGTATTTGTTTGCTTGATATATTAATTAAATTAGGAAAATCACCCTCTCCACCAATTCTTTTTTTGGTTAAATTAGTTCTTAAAGGAATTAATAATTCAGTGAGACCTCGACTGTTTGATGAGTTTTTATTTTCATTCCACTCAAATTTTTCTTGTTCTTGTTTTTTTAGCAGCTCCCTTTTATAACCAAGCGGAAGGAATGTTATATTATCTGCCACTACATCTGATCTATAATAATTGCGAAACACATGTTTAAAATACTTATAATGCCTTACATTAGCTTGACAATACTCATCACACAAATGCACAAGAAAACAATTATCCAGTTCTTCAAATTTGCGAAAATAAGATTTTTGTTTTTGCGAGATTGTATTTAATTTTTCGCGAAGGTGCTCTGGATATCTCGTTGGATCTTCACTGAACATATCACTGTATACAACAATAGAATTATCTTCCGCCACAAGTCTCTCGGGGTCATCAATATGCTCCAGGTCTACATCTTCAAATAACTCAAGAATCCAATCTCTTTCATAGCACCCATCCTTTCCTCCAGGATTTTGCCAAATCATTTTTATTTTATTTTCTTTGCTCAATTGATTTTCTTTATTTTTTACTGAATCATGCTCAAACTTTTCTTCATCAAATCTTATATCTGAATTTTGATCGGCGGCAGGATTGTCGTTTTCCTCATGCATTTGATATGTCATCAATGGATTCAGATGAAATAATTTTTCGTGCGCAGAAAATAATTTATTATCATTAACAAAATTAATCATAAAAATATCAAGCGCCTCGGTAAAACCGTGTTGCTCGACCCATTGACACATCAATGAGGCAGCTCTCTTAGATAAAACATATGATTGAGCATTCATATGCCAATAATGATCATCTTGTGTAAAAAAGTTGTTTTTCTTTATGTTATTAAAATATTGATTATACGGATCAATTACCTCGTGGTATTTAATTTTGTTCCACGGCTGACAACCCCCTAGATATATTAAAAAATAATCCTTGGGCATGTTTTCGCTAAAAAAAGCATTCCAAAACCCCTTAAAGCCACTTTTAAAAACTACATCATCTTCGAGTATCAAATAATTTTCTGCATCTTTGTCGGACGCAAGCTTTTGCCAGAGAGCATAATGACTCAGACAACAAGCAATTTCTGATTTCTTAAGCTTGTGATAATTTGATGGAAATAATTTCCTAATCTCTTCGTCCAGCTCGATCGATTTTGAATCGACAGCCCGAAACCTCTCTGCTTTAAAATTTAGTGTTTCTTCTAAATGCTCCCTGCGATCCTCGCGTCGGTCTAAATTTATATAAAAAACTTTTGATATCTTGTTTAGAGTTCCCTTAGTCATTATTCAATAAATCAATGTATTCTTTGATATTGTTTTCACTGTCTGGACTAAATTCTCTTAAGAAGGTCTTTGCGTCTTTCTTGTAATCATTGATTGTTAAGGCATGATTTTGCATTGCATTTTTTAATTGTTTTGCTCCCATATCAACATCAAATTCAGGATAATAGTACCCAACATTTTCCAACATAGCGGAGTTATGAATCAAAGGTAATCCGAGGTGCAATTTCTCAAAATGAGAATAATTCAATTCGTTGAATGTTTGATGACTCAATACAGTCTTCCCAAACTTACAACAAGCCTCTATTGCGCCCCACCTGTTATTAAAGAATAGTAAATCTTTCTGCTTTCCTATATTGAGTTGATTTACATATTTAATTAAAAACTTTCGCTTCCTGATTTTCTCACAGCAAAAAATATTTATAGAACTTAACTCATTCCCAAATAACTGATTGAATCTTTCGCATATCATCAAGGGAATAACGCAATTTTTTGAGAAATTCTTGTTAGGTTCAAACACACAAATCTTATTCGACATAGATTGATTAAATTCTGGGTTTAAACCTTTATCTCTTAACTCTTCAATCTTTTCATCAACAAAAAAGCTGTCCCATATATAAGGCGCGATTTTTACATTATCATTTTTATAATATGTTTTTAAATAATTTACCGCAAACCCATAATGTGGAGATGTCCAAATTTCATCAATAAAATTAGATATTGCTATAGGCTCTCTATTAGATTCTGGCCCGATTGCAGCATGAGTAAAATCATCAATCATTTTATTGCCGTAGTGAATTAAAATAATTTTTAATTTTTTATTTCTTTTTTTAAGGCGTTTGTACATATCTGGCAATAAGTCAAATCCAGCGATAATCAAAACATCTAAAACTTCACTATCATCATTTATTAAATCTTGAAGCATCATTCCTTTGTGCCCCTTATGAAGTTCGTGTTCAGGCGTTTTGTAGGTAATGTAATAACAGTCATTTCCGGCGTTTTTTAATAAGCTATACAAAAACACAATGTTTTGCTGCATTCCATTCGACCAAAAAGCAGCGGACATATCAAGTGTGATTCCTATTTTCATACAAATAATTTTCTATATTTTTCCTTTACGGTTGGGTTGTTTGGGGAATATTTAAAAATTACTCTTTGTGCAGTTTTTTCGTATTCCTCTAAATTTTTATCGTGAAAAGTAAGAGCTTCATATAAAGCCTCTCCACCTTTCACTGTGTCATAATCAGGATAATAATATCCCGCCTCTTTTATGAATTCCGAATTGTGAATCAATGGAATGTTGAAATATAAAGCTTCTAAATATGTATAGTTCAACGCATTCAACAATTGATGCGAAACAACAACATTAGATGTATGAGAAAATATATGACTTATTCTTCTGCGTCCATCAAATTTAATTTTATTATCTTTCGTGATATCTAGCTCCCACATCAGCAATTTAAAATATTTCGCATCTCTCACTTTATCAGTACAATAAACAATGCATTGATTGATTAAGTCTACATTTTTTCTATATGCCTCTTCTACTATAAAGATAGAAGGTAGGCAATTTTTCGTCATATTTAAATTAGGCTCTAATATACAAATATTCTTGGGTTCATTTTTATCATACTTGCAACTTTTACCTGTTTTATTCCAAATTCTTTCATGAGTATCTACATACCTAGAACTCCATATATACGGCAACTCAAATACTTTTTGAGTTTTATAATATGTTTTGAAATAAGAAAATGAAAACTCATAGTGAGGAGACACCCAGATTTCATCAACGCTATAAGGAGCGATAGGTACATTTTCCCACTTACATTGTTCTACGTCAGCCAACAAACGATTACCATAATGAACATGAATATTCTTGCAAGATGAATTTGACTGCTTTAACTTATCGACATCCGAATGGGACACAAGCCAACCAGTCTGCAATAAATAATCTATTTTTCCCAAATCATGCAGTTCATCCTTTTCTGCCAATAAAATATTAGCAGGCGGATCAATCGAATCATCAATTTTATGATTCAACAAAATAATTGGATTATAACCCAAGTCTTTTATCAATTCAGCCAGAAATACAATATTCTGCTGAAGCCCGTTGCAAAACAATCCTTTATCAAAGCTTGCGGTCAGTAATATGTTCATACGACAAAAAATTACACCTCAATTAATCGCGATGAACAGAAATATCTAAAAAATTCCCAGTTTCCAGCATTGTGTCAGAAAATGACACACTAAAACCTGTTGGAGTTACATTGTATGTATTATATGCATAGAAAAACTCTGACTGCTCATCAAGCCTCATAGACACATTCACTTGCGGAGTTGTTGAATAAGTTGCCGTATCACCAATATCAGAATAGTTAAAGGATAGAGTGTCTACGCCAGTTGGTATACTTAATGATGTTGAAAATGTACGTTGAGCATTAATTGCGTCATTTAAAGTTTCTCCGAGTTTTCTTATTCGAACCCAATCGGTCTGATTATTATCGCCAGTTTTTTCATAGATGTCATTTGTATCTGTGTCGATGTAGTGCGAGCCAACAATACCAGCAGCTTTTGCGCTACCGGAAGGTGGCCCCGCATCTGAAATAAGGGGCTTTCTTATGCCCAAATTGGCATTAACGAAAGTTTCGAACGCGCCCATGTCTTACCCCTTTCTGTTACTGTGGTAAAGAAGTGACGCAGAATACAAATCCAAATCGTGCTCAGAAGAGATTTTTTGAATTTCGTTTAATGCGTTTAATGACTCTATATTGTTTGGATCTGTTATGCAATTACTTAAGCTTGTGTTCCAATCTGATTCGTCACAAGAAACAACTATAGATTCACACAATTCATTGATCATATTTTTTTCTGCATCTTTTAGCTTGGTTTTGCCAAGTTTTTTGCGCATCTGTTTGTAACCTTCATTTCGTAATGATTCGGTTGCGTATATGATTTGTTGAATATTTGCTCGAGAAAATAAATTTGCAGAAGATTGCTGTGACTGCTGCGGTATACCAGACGTACCAACAGGTCTTCCAACTTCTCGTTTTACTTCAGTAGTATCTTGTTCGTCTCCTGTTTCTGGCGCGATCATAGGCACTCCTCCAACAATAGGATTATACATACCCTCTTTTCGCTGTTCGATATACTTTTCTTGCGCGTCTTGCATATCTTCTGGCTTTGGATAAGATCCCTTTTCGAGAACATCCATACCTTGCTCAGGAGTAATAATGCCGAGTTCCATAAGGCGAGTAGCAACACGTTGAAGCTGAACTTCATCCTTGATATCGGTTTGTTCAAACTTTACAGTTGGAAACTTTCTAAAACCAAAGTTTTGGCAAATCATTTTTACCTGTGGCTGCAAGAAATCGTAAATGAAAGCATTTCTAGATTCTTCTAAACGCTCAAGAAAGATTTTTGCTTTGACCTGAGTATTGCTGTACCTCTCATCACCAACAATAACATTCTGCAATCCTTCTTTAATATCATTGTTAATAACTTCGTATTTTGCAGGACCAACAACTTTGCCAATGTCAGGAATAACAAATTGTGCTTTTGTAGTATAATCGCTAACAAGCACACGGCCAACACTTTCATTCTTAAACAATGTTTGCATTGCTTCCATATTGCGCGGATTGATGCCACCTTTGTCTGGCTCGGCGCCCATTGTGATAAGCAGTATAACATTTTCAATTGTTCTGCAAATTGCTTGGTCTATTTTCTTTAGCTCTAATTTAAAGTTGATGTCATCAAGAACAGGATATCCAAACGGTACAGCAAATGGCTCGTAGTCTTGTTTTTTGTAAAACGAATATACAAGATGCCCTGGATCAAGCTTGATTCTTATACCGTCGCTGTTGTATTTTCCTGTGCGAATCTTTTCTTTTGTATCGTCGTCAAGCGCATCATACACTTGTTGATCGTAGCTTGTTTTTGGATTCCTAAGTCTTTCAATATCATATTCACTTAAAATCTTTTCATATAATCCTGCATCAAATGATGATCCTTTTGTTGCAACAATATCGTATGGATTGAGCAAAATATACTTTACAGGAAGCTTGCCTGGCTTTAAAGACAAGGTTGATCCATAAATTTTTGTAATGTTGTCAAAGTCAGATTGAGTAAACTTTCCGTCTACTCTATACATAAAGATGTTTCCGCTTCGATAATATTCTCTGAAATATTGATCCTTTAGATTCCAGAGATTGATTCTTTCAAACCATTTATAAATAAAATCTCTTGAGTTCTGAGTCCCGCCCTCAAGATATATATCAGAGTTTGCAAACTCAGACATCACATCAATAGCATTTCGAAATACTGCGATATTGGCATAAGCCTTTTGGCAAAGCTCGATCGTGTCTCTAACGTTTACCCCGTCAGCGCCGTATACATATGGCAACATTCCGCCAGAAATGTTAGAGAATCTGAACTTTTTATCAGATTTATGCGTTGAATTGCGCCTCGACACGAACTCTTCGGAACCCGATTGTGTTCGACTATAAGCTGCCTTGGACTCATTATAATAAGGCTCGCCTGCCGAAGACGGTCCAACTATAGGAACTTCAAGAAAGTTAGTCAAATCTTGCGATTCTTCTTTCTTGAATTTGTCCCAATAATCAGAGCGCTTAACGTATTTTCTTTTGCTCATCTCTTATGGTACACAAAAGTCAAAGTAAAGTCTATTAAAAGTTAAAAGTTAACTTTCAACTTTTGATTTTTTATAAATTGTGTATACATATCCATGTCAAAAGAACCACATAGACGATGCGTTGTATCTACCGACCATGGAGATATAATGGGGACGATTGTTAACGAATACGAGGAAATAGGCGGTCCAGATGATGGAGCAATTTTCGCGGTTATTAATTTAGATAACGGACAAATGATTACTGTTAAAATGTCTGAGATTGTTGATCTTTAATAGTGTATATATAATCCATGAGTAATCATACTACAGATCCTAATTTCAGATACAGTAACGATAATAGAGATTTTACTCCTGGAGAATTTGATTATCCGTCTCAACAAGAAATCGATCGAACAGCTCAAAAAGGAGATCGATCATATTATCCAAATGACAACGGAGGATATTATGCAAACTCAAATCGAGATGATATTTCAACAGTAGACCCTGTAAACGAAAAACAACCACCAAACTCAAACACATAATATTATGATCTTTGCTTTACTTACCTTATTATCTGCACTCAGCATTTCTGTTATTGCTGCGTATTTTAGTATCATTGGTCTTGCGACTATATTTCCAGGCTCGATTGAAGCTGTTATTGCAATGGGTGCTGCGCTCGAAATTGGTAAAATTGTTGCCGCGATTTGGCTGCATAAAAACTGGAAGACAGCTCCAACAACATTAAGAATATATCTTTTTGGGGCAATTGTTGTGCTGATGGGTATAACTAGCATGGGAATCTTTGGATTTCTTTCAAAGTCTCATATCGAACACGAACAGCATGCCGAAAAAGCTGCGGCACTTGTTGCTCAAGTAGAAACCAAAATTAATCGTGAACGAGAATATATTGAGCGTCAGAAAGAACTAATAAAACAAAGCGAAGATAAAAACCAAAATCGCAGCGATAAAAGCGCAGAGAATATTGATCTTGAACAAAAGAAAATAGACCAACTCACAGCTCAACTTGAAAAAGATATTGCATTGGACAGTAAAATGCTCACATCAATTCAAGAGCGAATCAATCAACTCAACACAGAACTCAACGAAGTACAAAACAAACCTGGCGGATTATTTTCAAACAAAAAGAAAGATGTAGAAAACAAAGTTGCCGAGCAAGCCGCAGAGCGTGAAGAGCTTGCCGCAAAGAAAAAAGAAATTGAAGACCGTATATCAAAATACAGAAACGAAACATCTGCGCTTATATCTGACATTCGCGAACGTATACAAGAATATCAAAACATAGGATTCGAGAAACCAGAAGATACAGAAGAAAAAATAGAAAAATATAATTCTAATATTGCATCTGCGCAAGAAAAGATTGATGCATTAGAAGTAGAGAAATTTGATTTAGATGATGGATCTCGTCAACTCGAAGCAGAAGTTGGCCCAATCAAATATGTAGCCGAATTAATTGCCGATTTTACAGGCATGAATTTTGATATTGGTAAAGCAGTAAGAATAGTAATAATTATATTAATTTTTGTATTCGATCCGCTCGCAGTATTACTTGTTCTCGCAGCACACATTAGTTTGAGCAAAAAATTTCCAAAGATGATGCAAGACGAAACAATTATGTTTGAAAAGATTGCTGAAATTGAAGCAGAAAATAAAGCTCTCGAACAACAAGAAATGGATATCGAAGAGCGCAAAAAAGATCTCGAACAGGATCGCAAGATACTCGAGCTCAATGAAAACCAAGTAAAAAAATATCAAAACGAAATATCTGAACATAAAGAAACACTTCGTCAATTAAAATTGCAAGCACAAAAAGAATTACTTGATCAAGAAGATACATCCTCTATTGTTGCAGAAATAGAACAATTAAACACACAAAAAGAAACGGCGCAAAAAGAAATAGAAGAAATAAAATTACAAAAAAATAAAATACTTAGCAGAGCAGAAGAAACAATCCAAAGTGCGCGCGAAATAAAAGCCGTACTAGGAAATCATGACGAACATAAAAAACAAATTGCAGAATTAAAATCAGACATTTGTATGAATGCCGCGCAGTTCGAAAAGCTTAAAAGTCAAATACAAGCGCTTGAATCCACAAACAATCAACTTGATTCGGTTAATGATACAATACAAGCAGAAAATGCAAACCTTCAATCAAGAATTCAAGATCTAGAAGCGGAGGCCCAGGAGTTGCATCATAAGTTCTCAGAACTCCAAATGCAAAACGAAACCCTTCAAAAAGAAAATGTAGAACTCGAGGCACGCGAAATACCCGACCCAAATCCAGAACTCAAGAATAAAATTGCTCAGCTCATAGAACAAAAGAACGAACTACTTGAACAAAATATTAGTTTAAAAAACCAAAAGCTTTTTGCGATACAAATTCATTCGATTGACAAAAAACATTTCGAATTGACTGTTCCATCAAGCATTAGCGGAAAACATATCTTCCAGAAAGAGCAAGATTATACTCAAGATCAAATACATACATTTACAGACCTAGCGTATCAAATAGACAATGAATGCCCAGATCGTGACCAACAACGGCTCGAAGCTTGCTATAACAAAAAAATTCTTTCCCTGATTGACCCAAGAATGAGCAACGCGGATTATCGAAAGAATCGACCAAACTATTTCTTTTCTGCTTGACTTTTCTAGCAAAATCAGTTAAACTGGTTTTGTGAAAAAATTAAACAAGCGCGATCTTATCAAAAAACTGGTTGTCGAACCCGACAAACAAAAGCGTATGTTTTGGGCGCGCGAAATGAAGCTGCTCAACGATTTGATGGGAATGTTTCCAAATGAAGACTTCTGGAGAAGAGTATCAATAAACCTTGTTCCATCGCTCGCTGTACTTCGATCAGGTCAAGGCCTCAAGCAAATACAAAAGAAGTATCGCGAATTTAACTACAAGATTCCGCCCAAGATAGAGATACCGCTTGGAGAAAAAACTGGAGATGATAAAATAATCTCGAAAAAACCAAAAACAATACGACAATTTATAGATGAGTAAAACAAAAGAAATTCAAACAACCGATCAAATCGCAAAGTTTCTGTCCGACAAAGACAACCAGAAGTATCACTACAACTTTTGCGAATCAGAAGATTATAAAATTCCAAGTGGCAGCTTGAACCTAGACATCGCACTTGGTGGCGGATTACCAAACGGCGCGCATCGATTCACGGGAATCAATGAAGGCGGAAAAACAAGTTGTGCGATGACATTTGCACGCAACTTCCAAAAACACTTTGGAGACAAAGGAATGATCATCTACATCAAAAGCGAAGGTCGACTCAGTCCTGAAATGATCGAGCGAGTTGGAATTGACACTGATCCAAATAAATTCTTTTGCTTTGATTGTAATATCTTTGAAAAAGTATTTGAGTTGATTCGCGAGCTTGTGTTTCAAAATGAAGATGACAAAAGATACATGTTTATCATTGATAGTGTTGATGCTCTTTGTAGAGTAGGAGATATTGACAAACCATTCGCAGAAAGTGAACAAGTAGCAGGTGGTGCATTGATTACATCTGTATTCTTGAAAAAGATGGTTCTACCGATCACCAAAATGGGTCACACAATGATTCTTACTAGTCAGGTTCGCGTAGAGGTCGCAACCAATCCATATGCTGCTCGTGGCGGACCAAAAGTAAAACAAGCTGGCGGAAACGCAATCAAGCACTACGCAAACTTTATTCTTGAATTCGAAGAACGATACAACTCAGATTTAATTTTTAAAAATCCTACGGCAAGCAAACTTGAAGACAAAGGAGAGCCAATTGGTCACTACTGTAAAATTCGCTTCCGCAAGAGCGTAAATGAAAAAACAGGGTCAACTGTTCGTTATCCAATTCAATACGGCAAAAAAGATGGCAAGTCAATTTGGCGAGCTCGCGAAATACTAGACATGCTTTATCTGTTTAAATTGATCGACAAGAAGGGAGCTTGGATTTCTGTAAGCGAAGATCTTATCTCGGAACTTGCTGACAAGAAGTTTGAGATCAATGAGAAGTTCCAAGGAGAACAGCGACTTATCGACTTTCTTGAAGAAAATGAAGACTTGTCTGAATTTTTATACGAAGACTTTCAGAAGTTAACCAATGCGCTTTAAAACCTTAACAGGCGCGGTTCGCACTGTTAAGAAAGCAAAAAACCATTTGATCGATTGGGACGGTCCAAGCCGCAGTAAAATACAATTCAACGCAAAGCAGTTCCTCAAGCAATACTGGAACAAGCATATTGTGTTTGAAGAGTTTCCTGTGGCAGGAACAAAATTGTCTCTTGACTTCTACAACGCAAATAAAAAAATAGCAATAGAAGTCCAAGGTAAACAACATACAAAATATGTTCCATTCTTTCATGGCAAAAATAAAATCAATTATCTCAATCAATTGAAGCGCGATCAAGACAAACTAAAGTTCTGCGAGATCAATGATATACAACTTGTCGAAATATACGATGGAGATGAATTGAATGAAAAACTTTTCGAAAATTTTGGTGTTAATTTGTAGTTCGTGTAATATATATTATGAACGACGAAAACTTTGATCCAGAAAACTTAGGAAGATTTTGTTTGCCAGAAAGTATTGTTAATCAACTTTTTGAGTTTACGGGATCCACCGGCGGAGATAGCGGATTCATTTTGAGCTTTGTGAATCAAGATGGTCTTCCCTCTGTAATTACCAAAGCCAATTCTCCAATTGTAGAAATGGGATTAAGAAAAGCTCTCGAGCAATACCTCGACCAAGTATCAGCGCAAGAAATCGAACTTAATTTTCCGAAAGATTTCGGAGACGAAGAAACCCCTTGACTTTTTAAGGTTGTTGTGCTAAGATGTAAGAATGATTTATTCTTACGAACTTGAACAGCACCTCATCGCAGGTCTGATAAAATATCCAGACTCTTATCCGCTGATCGCGGCATTCATAGATCAAAACGACTTTTTCGACAAAAACTCAATCGTCAATCGAACAATTTTCTGCGTACTTAGACA